TAATCTATTTTCTAAAACATCAAAAGCTTCAATACGTTCTTTTTGGTATTGTGCTGCTTTAGATTCTTGTTCATTAATACTTCGATTATACATATTAATAAAGTTTTTTAACTATAGTTCCTGCCTCTTTTTGTACATAAGTACCATTTTTATTTTTAGGGACTAACTTATATTTGAATTGTTTTGTATAGGCATTATCTGTAACTCCTTCAGGTCCTGCCTTAGGACCTGGTCCTAATGTTGCGCCTACATCTTCTTTTGCTAGAGTATATCCTAATTTAGTATATGCTTTATCATTAGGTTTTTGTCCTTTTTTTCTAAAAGCATAAGGTGTATTATAAGCACCCGCAGCACCTGACATAGATGCTTCATCTACTTCTTCTTCTCTGACTGCTTTTCTATAATCTGAAGGGTAGTTGTTTCTAACATGGGTACGAATTACATTTCTTAATTGTTTTGCTTGTTCGTATATGTCTAAGAATTTTTTATCATCTTTAGCTTTTTGATATACACCCTTTGCTGTATCAGCTAATTCCATAGAATCTTCAACTAGTTTGGTTAAATTTGGAACATAGTCAATAGACCAAGATATGGCACCAGTTTCAGGGTCTTTACCTGTAACAACAGATTTTACACCCCCAGTAACCTCAATATCACCTACCTCTATTTCTTTAAGTTTATATTTGTGTGCCATTTGCTATTTGTATTTCGTTTATTAATTGATAATAACGTAACAAATCAACTAAATTATTATCCCCAACTTTATCTGTTTTCTTTAACTCAGTTAAAAATTTAGTTACTTCAGTAATTTTAATTTTAGTTGCTTTATCTTTAATATTTTTTGTTTCTTTAGATAAAGTATTTTTTAATTCATTAATTTTTATATTATAAAAATTTCTTAAATCCGGAGTTGAATCCACTGAATTAATATATTCTTTAAGTACTTGTTTTTGACTATCTATTAAAATGTCATACTTATTATTAAATTTTTCTAATAATACTTTATAAGTTAAAGTTCTTATATCTTTATCGTATGTTGAAAATTCCTCGAGTACTGTTTGTTTAGAATCATTAGTAACTTCTTTTTTAGTTAAATGTTCTAATAAAGTTACTTTATTATCTACTAATTGTGTAGGGTTAGAAATAGAAGAAGAATTAATATTTTCTATTAATGTATATAAAGCTGCTAATTCTTTATAATTTGTTACTTTAGAACCGAAAAAAGATTCTAAATTATAATGTTTTTTAATTTCATTAATCAAATTATATTTTTGTTTTTTTAAGGATTTCCTATTGAATTTAGTAGAGGCCTCTAATATAGTATCAATCACCAATGTAGCTCTGCCTTCAGTTACTACTTTAGATTTAAGTATAGATTCATATAATTTATATTCTTTACCTAAAGAAGTATTTATAAAATATTCTTTTAAGATATCTATTGCTGGTGAATTACCACCTTTAAGTGTGTCAGCAGTAATTTGACGTACTAACAGTTCAAATAATATGCCTGTGTTTTTGTACTTTGTATGTTTTATTTTCATCAAAAAATATATTTATTTATAAATATGTAAAGTTTTTTACTCCTTTAATTGGTTTTCATCTAATAGTTTACTATTATCTTTATCAGACTTAAATACTAAATTCTTTTTATCTAAATCTTCAAATAATTGTTTATTTTTTAAGAAAGATACTTTAGCACCTTCAAGGGCTAATGGGCTACCACCATTAAAATTATTACGTATAGAATCAGAATCATTTTTATCTTTATTTTTCATACCAGCAACTCCTAATCTATCCTTACCAAAGTTAGAATCTTGTTTATTTCTACTAGTGATTGTATCTTGTGGACGGCCTAATTTAGGATCATCTTCATTATAACCATCAGGTACATTACCCGGATCTGACATTGTTCTTCCTTTACCATATAATGAAGCTAAATCATGAGGTGTACCATATGATTTACCTGTTTCTACAGGATCATTTCCTTCTGCTTGTATTTGTGCAATTCTAAATTTACGTTTAGCATCTTCTCTAGTTAGATCTCTATATTCATCATATTGATCTTCACTAAAATGATATACATTATCATAAATCCAATCTGAAGGTACTAAACCTTGCTCTAACATGGTACCAGCTAGCTCAGTTTTGGATTTTAATAATTCAATTTTTTCTTGTTCTAATACTATTGATGGGCTAGCCATCTGTAATGTAAAGTTAGTTAATGTTTCATCTGTATAACCTTGGGTATACAAATGTACTAAGGCAATTTTATTTAATTCTGATAGTATTATTCTTTGAAGTCTTTCAATAGTACGAGCAAATCTAATATCTTGAGCTGCTAATGTTGATTTACCTTCAATATCTTCTTCATACCCCAAAAATGCTTTTGGTATTTTAAGTGCAGCAAATAATTTACCTCTTAAATATTCTACATCTTGGATACCATCGTACTGTAATCCAGGTGCAGTTTCAATCTTAGTTGTTTGGTCATTTCCACGAACAGGGATGTAAAAATCTTCCAACATATTTTGTTGGTTGAACTTTAAATTATATTCCCCTGTTTTATTATCTTGGAATGGAGTACGTTTTAAATTGCTAATTGTTTTTTGCATAAACGCATCTATCTCATTTGGAGGAATAGAACCAACATTCATATAAAAAATTCTTTTTTCAGGGGCACGAGCAATTCTGTGAATTAGCATCGCATCCTCCATTAAAACATATTGCTTATATAATTTACGAGCAGGTTCAATATAAGATCTACCATAAGGTAAATAATTAACATCAGAGATTAACCTAAAATGAGCCATTTCATAATTATCAAAAAATATTCCATTTTCATTAGATAAATTACCAGCAGTAGAACCAGGAACTGGATACATACCTGAACTTATATTGTCCATTCCGTCCATAGCATATTTATATCTAATAGCGGATGGGTTGTTAGGGTCATATCCCTCTTGTCTTTCAATGTGGTATGCAGTATAAGGTATTACATTATAAACTCCAAATTTTTCTGCTATATCTAATTTTAAGAAAAAATCACCATATTTACACATTTGACGTATCCACATCCAAAGATTAAATTCTACATTTAATACATCGTAAAATAAGTTATATAATATTTTTTGTACGTCTTCATTAGCGCTTCTAATTTGAAGCACTTCACCCATATCATTTTTTAATGTTGATTCATCAGCTAAGATATCTAAAGCAGAAGCAATAATAGCATCATTATCCATTACATCATACTCTGAATATAATTGGGGTCTTAAATATTGATAGTTTATATTAAATTGGGCTCCATATA